GTTTCTCATCAATGAATGGATCGTGCCATTGCCATTGGTCAACCGTCGTTCCATGTTCCTCGAAATAGGTCTTGCCAGAGAACCAAAGTATGGGCAAGAGCTTGCCCGCGACAATTGATTTGCTCCAGAGATATATGTTTTTCTTGGGATTCATCTAAATTTTTTGTAGTATTCCTCAACACGGGACCACCATAAATCCTTCCACATGCTGAATTCCGCACCCTCTGATATGAACTCTTGGTATTTATAGTCCGCTGAACACATCAGGACCACACCCTTGTTGATCTTGGTTCCGTGTATCTCATTGTGAGCTTCAGCGTAGGCGGCCAACTGTAGGAAGTAATCCTCGATCCACTCACGCTTCTTGGGCTTGTTGGTCTGCTTGAAGTCAAGTATGGCACCCTCGCCCTTGTGTATGCCCACGCAGTCCGTGGTTCCCGCATAGATCTGTGGAAAGTATAAGGCGACCTCAGTCCCCCAGAACTCATCCACGTGTCTCAATCCCTCATCTATCACGACCTTGGCCATGTCCAGGCTCTGTTGTGCATATGGATTGCTGACGCTCTCTTTCAGTTCTTCACCATTGATGTGGTCCTCGAGATACTTGTGCATCCTAGTTCCACGATTGGCGGCTTCTGTGACTATCTGTGTCGCTTTCTTCTCGCCCACTGACTTTCGCCAACGTGCGAGTCCTTCCTGCTTTTCTTTTGATTTCGTCTTATCTAGTATCGTGGTCACGCTTGGAACTGCATTACCATCTGGACAGGTGTATAATCTCTGACCGTCCACACTTGATCTGGTTAATTCTTTATAGTCGTATTTTTTATTAATCATAATAATAATTAGCAGTTAGCTATCCAACTCTGTAACTTTTCTGCTATCAATCGATGTCCTTGTTGATCAGGGTGTCTCGCTGTTTCCCCCTTGGAAATTTTCGCGATATCTGCTAGACAGGTCCGCCCTTCATCATAAAATTTAGATGTATTAATACCCGGATAGTCCAGCGTTATTAATTCAAAACCTGCGACATAGAAATCATCGATGCCTAATGTTTTACACATTGTTTGTAGACCAAGGACAACTAAATTAGTCTGATAGTGATCCATTTCAGTTGACCATTGGTTGGCATAGTAAGACTTACTTACGCTATCTCCCTTTCTTATTTGTATCTCTCTATATTCACCATCTTGATAATACATACGTCTGCTCGGGCTAGTGAGAGTGAATAAGGCCTTGCATCCTTTGAGGGAAAGTTCTTTGCTTTGTGCTGTTAGTAGTTGGAGGGGAAGATGATCTATGCTGGTTGCTGGCTTGCTATAATTGGACATTGGCCAATTCATATATTCAGCAATCAAAGTTCCGTAGGGTTTTTCTTTGGTAAGATCGAGCTCTGCTCCAAATGGCCAACTATCACCAAAGATCAAGATCCTAGACCGTGAATGATTCTCCACAGCCGCATCTTGCTGATTCGTTTGGGTTGATGAATTCAAAGCCTTCATTTAATCCTTTTTTCTGGTAATCTAATGTAAGTCCATCTAGGTATGCCAGATGTAACTTGTCCACTACCAGTGTAACATCCTTATCCACAAATGTCACATCGTCTGGTAAGATTGCGTCCACAAATTCTAATATGTATGCCATGCCAGAACACCCAGTGGTCTTTACACCAATGCGGAGGCCTTGCGTTCCTTCTCTAGATGCTATATGGTGTGCGGCCTTTTCGGCGGCCTTATCCGTTAATGCTATCATGTTTCTTCTTGTAGTCTGCTATTGCTGACTTGATCGCATCTTCAGCAAGGACAGAGCAATGAATCTTGACGGGCGGAAGTGCGAGTTCCTCCGCGATATGGCTGTTTCTAATTGCGGTGGCTTCATCCAGGGTCTTCCCCTTGAGAAGTTCTGTGACGAGGCTACTACTTGCGATAGCACTACCACAACCATAAGTCTTAAACTTAGCATCTTCAATGCGTCCTTCATCATTCACCTTGATCTGTAATTTCATTACGTCACCACATGCGGGAGCTCCAACCATGCCCGTGCCAACTGTTGGGTCGTCCTTGTCCAACGAACCAACGTTGCGTGGATTCTCATAATGATCTAAAACCTTATCGCTGTATGCCATTTTTATTTTTCCTTAATACTTGAGTATTATTGTATACTATTTATCGATCACTGTCAAGCACAGCCAATAAAAAACCCTACCGAAGTAGGGTTCTGGAGCATCATGTTAACTGTATATATGCTATGTTCGTTTGCCTAATGATCTTTTCGCCATCTTCTTAACCGTGTCTCTTGCCTTGTCAACTGGCATCTTAACGTTGGGATCCGCATCACCGAATGATACGACATCCTGGTTAAGATCAGTGATCATGTTCTTTAATGGTGCCTGTTGTGATAGTGCCTGTAGATTGCCAAATGTTATGTTAACACCCATGCTTCTCGCCATGTCGATGAAGGTATCTGTCTTCATCTGTGGCTTTGACTTGAGGTCATCACTCTTGCCAATTAGATATTGGACCAGTGCGGCCAATTCATTGCCTTGGCCATCAACCTCAAACATCCTCATTATCGTCTTTCTCTGCCTAGATCTGGTTCTAAGTCTGCTTCTGGTTCTGTTATCTCTGGTTCTTCTTCAGTGTCGTCTACATCTAACGTCGGAGGTGTGTCATTGTCAACACCCGCATCTAGATCATCGCCACCAAATTCGCTTGGATCAACGGCCTGTTCGCCTGTCAATGGTGCCATTGCGTTCGTTGCTTCTTGTTTTGCCTGTTCTAATGCCGATAATAGAGTTGTTAATGTTGCCGTCTGTGCGTCTAGGAATGACTGTGCCTCATTGACACCCACCTCGTTACGCATCATTTCCACTAATCCTGGTAGATCCTTGTATTGCATGTCTGCGACGTCTTCCATCCAGCCCGCGATCTTGTCAACCATGTCCTGTGCGGCCAATACCACCTGTGCCTGTTCCACTTCTGACTCTGTTAACTTGGACTCTTTCATTTTCTTGCGTGATGAGCAAGAACCTTCTTCCATTTCCTCTTCTTCCTCTTCCGCTGGATCCGCGATGTCTGGAGCGATCGCATTCTTAACTGCTTTCTGATAGGCAGTTCCATTTGCGTATGAGGGACTGTCAGCACCGTATTCTGATATCTTGGCTCTCAATGCCTGTTCCATCATCATCAACTGTAGATAAGCTGGTGATTTCTCGCTGTGATGGAAACTTGGTTTATTGCGTGCCTCTCTGATCAATGCCTGTGTCTTGGTAAGCATGGTGCGTGCCTGCTCTAATTTTAGGGCAGAAACGTTGATCCTGGGTTGGAAATGGCTTTCCATGACCCTTGTGATCAGCCTAGCGTCTGTTTTTGGTGCTATGTCTATTAACTTCATTGTCTAATTCCTTTTCTTGGAAGTATTTAGCCAAATTAACTAGGTGGTTAATTTGTTCTTTAAGGTTTTTTGATTCTAGTATGTAATCCTGTGCCCTTATCGCGGCCGTCACGGCCTTGTCTTGGTCTTCTGTCTTTGCTATTGTGTTCTTTGCGACTTCTATGTCAAACATCTTATGCTGTAATTTCTTATCAAGATGCTTTAATTGTAATGAGCTGTCCTGGCGTGCATTCCTATCAAGTATGCAATAGCTCACAGCATTCTGTGAGTTGATGAATGTGTGTTCCAATTCATCGTGTCTGTGGACCGTAAACCCATCATCACCTTTGGTGATCTTGAATCTGTCAAATGCTAGGAAATGATCCTTCTCTCTGACTATGATGTTTTGCTTGATGTTGGCTAGGCTCTCTTTTGCGAGGTGTTGGAGCTTCTTGTATGCCTGAGCCTGTTTCATGAGATTATCCTAGATATTTGACCACAAACCAACCTACTATCGCTAGCAAGGCTCCGATCGCGGACATACCCCATTTTATCAACTGTTGGTTGCGGCGGTCGTTCATGCTGATGATCATGTCCTTGATCTCATTCACGACACCCTCCAACTTGCTGACCTTCTCTTCCACCGTGTTAAGTTTAGTTTCCAATGCCTCATACCTCTCGGCACATAACTCAACGTGGGCTTCCAAGTTCTCCTTTTCGATCTCTGTTGTGCTCATCTCAAAATTCCGTCAATAGATAATTATCACAAAACTGCCTTGTGTATTGAGTTGAGCCTATTTGAGCCTGAGTTATGTGTTTGTTGTGTGATGCTTTGTTAATATTTATCATAACTTGGCATTTTCGTGCATGAAGAACGTGTTGCACTTTGGACCTAAAGTGTTGATTGTGTTATTGATTTTGCAGTTCTCTTCCAAGCCGGTGATTATGGGTATGTTATTGAAGTCATCCATCAGTGCCATGAGTGGGCCATCCTCATTGTCAAATGCCGTTGGTTGTTCAACCTCAAAGGCGAACATCCACACATTGTATTTAAATCCCAGATCCTGCATATACCAGCGACCGAATGGATAGAGCTCAATGTCTCGATCCTCCATCATGGTGGGATTGATGAGGATCGTGGGCTGATTACGCATGCCTATCAACTGTAGGAACGTCTCGAAGTTGCGTTGCTGGTTACGCAGTTTGACTTCGTGTTCGTTCCTTGGCTTTGACGTGAAGCCTGTGTTTGAGATGTCAGCAAGTGTCCAGCATACTATCATTCTTTCACCAATGCCGTCATGACCCTTAGTTTGTCCAGATACTCCCTGACGGCCGGGTTCTTGGCCAACTCGTCCCAATCCTGCCTATAGACCCAATGGCTATAATCAACGTAGCCATCATCAACTTCCTTGACCAGTTCACGCTTGTGGTGCGGATCCCTTAGTCTACGCCTATATATGGTCTTGCCACCATCCGGTGACTCATATACCCAAGCGGTCGTGTCTCTCTCAAATAGTTCTTGTTGTTCCATACAGATATTTACGCCAATAAAAAAGCCCACCATAAAAAGTGGGCTTCTTTAAGTATAAGCCTAACTTATGATACTACAGCCGCTGTTAAGATACCTAATTTTGTATCTGTAACTGTTGCTGATGATAAGTCAACTGAGTCAACTGTGCCTAATGCACGGATAGCCGCTTGTAATGTAGCCGCTACAACTGTGCCGTTACCACCTGTTGCTTCAACAGCAAATGTTTGCTGTGAGTTTGTGTCAAGTAGTGGACCGATAGCCGCGATAGTCGCTGTGTCTTCGATAGCACGTAAAACTGCTTGTTGAGCACCTTCTGGACCTGTTGATGCGTTAGCATTCACATAGTCAACTGTGAAGAAGTGTAAATTTTGACCTACTTCT